GTCTATAACGATAAATACTAAACTATGGCAAAACTACAGTCCGGCACACAAGTATTTGGTAATTTAATCGTCAACTCCAATGTGACTATTGGCGGCGGAATCTACACAACCACCGGATTATTCTGGGCTGCCAACAACAACGTGATTGCCACTGGTGGCGGAGGAGGTGGCGGAGCCGCTGGTTTGTCGGGCACTATTCAGTACAATGCCAGCGGGGTATTGGGATCAGTACAAACTCTTTATTATTATCCGGGCAATACTTCAGTGGTAGCCAATGCTGGTGTAGCATCAACGTCAACAACATCTGGGTCATTCCAGGTACTGGGCGGTGCAGGTATTACTGGTAACTTGTATGTGGGCGGTAACTTGGTCGTTACCGGTACCCAGACATTTACCAATACAGAAACAGTCAACGCTACAGAGTATGTTGCAACAATCAATGCTACCAATTTATACGCCGCAACTGTTGGCAATATTGGCGCCAACATAGTTGGTACAGGCACATATCTAACAAGTTTAAACGCAAGCAACTTATCTACTGGCACAGTTTCAGCTTTGTTAATACCAACATTAAATCAAAATACAACTGGCTCAGCAGGGTCAGCTCCAGCTGGATCGTTGACCGGTTCCACACTGGCCAGTGGTGTTACTGCAAGTAGTTTGACCAGTGTTGGTACATTGACTGGTTTAACGGTTAGTGGATCTGCTACGATGTCTGCAACGTTGCCGGTATTTGCTGGCGCAATATTTACAGCACAAAACTTTGATCCAGGTCAATTTAATTTATCAACATACGGCGGCGGTACTGCCGCGTCTGGACGTTCAGCAATTGGATGGAATAGATCCGGCGGGCGTGGGGAAATGTCGTTTATTAATAATATGGACGGGGGGTCTCCGGGCGGATTCTCTTTTTATAACTGGGCAAATACACAAACTAATACAACCACAACAACATTTAGTATAGATAACACTGGATTAGTAACAGCCTATAATAATATTGTTCCAAGTGCCAACGTATCTTATAATTTAGGATCAAGCACAGCATGGTGGAATACAGTATACGGTACTGCTATTCATGCACAGTACGCCGACTTGGCAGAGAACTATACCGCAGATGCTGAATACGCACCGGGCACAGTGGTTGTATTTGGTGGCGATAAAGAAATTACAACTACTGTAACAAGTCACGACACACGTGTAGCCGGAGTCATATCTACCAACCCAGCTTATTTAATGAACGGTGCATCTCCAGGTTTACCAGTGGCAATGACAGGTCGCGTTCCATGCCAAGTACAAGGACCAGTTAATAAAGGTACGGTGTTGGTAACCAGTACAACAGCAGGTGTAGCCAAAGCAATTGACAATTCCAAGTTTTTACCTGGGTGTATAGTGGGTAAAGCACTGGAATCGATAAATACTAATACTATAGAGACCATAGAAGTGGTCGTGGGAAGATTTTAAATGCAATCATTAAAACAAATTTATCGTAGTAACTATGCCGGTGAGAACATCATTACCAACCTGACATTGTCGGGCGGTGAGTGGAATCCAGAAACAGAATTTGTACCTAACCAAGTGTTCAATACCTACACCACAGGGCAGGCTCTGGCTATTGGCAACGGCGAAAGCAGATTGACATTGGATCTATCCTACATTGTGAATCACAAGGGCGGACTGTATGGATCAAATCGTCTACAAACTTATGGTTGCAATGCTCTGTATCGTGACATGACTCCAGATTTTTTAATTGCCACCGGCGACGCCATCATTGAAGAAATTGCAAATTCTGGATTTTGCGACAGCAATATTGTGTATGCCAATGCTGATTCTGTATTGAAGTACCCTGGTAAATTTTATCTGGTTCCGCAGAACATACAGTATGATTCCGGCGCATTGGCAGTTTATTTGGCCTGCTTTGATGGACACAAAAAAGTGTTCTTGATGGGCTTCGACAACTACTACGGCGAAGGCGATATCATGAACAATGTTTACAAAGACACTGATGGATATCGCTCCAGTTCAGAATTTGATAACGGTGTGTTCTTCAGACTCAGTTTGGCAGAAGTGATGAAAACTTATTCAGACGTTGAATTTGTACGAATAATGCCTACTGTGGATCATGACGTTCCTGGACATTGGGATCCATTGCCAAACTTTAGACAGATTAGCTATAACGATTTTGTACTTGAAGCTGATATTTAATTCAATATTGATTCTAAAGTTTTAATCTTTTTCTTAACAATATCAAAATTGAAACTGCGCCACAGGCCTGGATGTAACGGCCTTGGGTGGTCATTTAATTCTACCCAGCAATAGCCACGATGTTCGTCATTTAATTCTGGAACGAACTCGGAATCCACGTTGATCAAAAAAGTATAATAAACGAATTTACGATTGTCTGCGGTAAATGTTTCCAGCGGAATAAATTTACGATTGGTGTAATCCTGCCCAATCTCTTCTTGAATTTCTCTAACCAGACCCTGTATTACTGTTTCGCCAGACTCTACCTTGCCGCCCACGATTCCCCATGACCCAGCATGACGACTTTTGCTACGTAATAAAAACAGGTAACGTTTGGTTGATTGTGCGTAAACCAATGCACCAACACCTTCGGTATAGTCAGCCATTACAGTACCAAACTCCAATTGCCAGAGCGATATAGGCCTTCGTAACTCTTGACCCATGCTGTGCCAGTCCACATGTACTGCACAGTGGTTTTTAAATTTGTCAGATACTGCACAGCCGAAGTCCTACTGTCAAATGCCACAGTCCAGTAAGTACCATTCCATTCAATGATATCATTGGCATTGGCAATCAAAGTGGTTCCAGCTGTGCCAGCCCAGGCCGGTGCATCTACAGTATCGGCAGACCCAATTGAGTTTAATATAAGATAACGTGTGCCCACAGCTGGTGATAAGATATTGCTGTCAACTACAACGTTGCGTGGATCAATAATGGCATTGACTGGATCTAATGTGTTGGCCGGCAAAGTTGATGCTATGGGAGTAAACAACAAATTGGTATTGTCGGTAGGATCATATGCTACGGTACCTACAATTTCGTGCGGACCATCCACATGTTCAAATTTCAATCTGACCTGACTGATACCATTGGTCAGCGATCCGTACACATTGACCAGTCCATTCCAATTGGCTTTGGTGCCGGTAATGCCATCTTCGTTTTCAGCAGCTGATTGATACAAAGTCAACACGTTGCCAAAAAATACCACTTCGTAATTCAGCGGAGTAAATCGTTGTTGGCTGACCAAGCCCTGCAATGTGTAGATCACATCGGGACTTAGGTCGCCGCTGGCATCATAGATACTGGCAATGATCTCAGCAATAACCCCCATCTTTTTAACTTTGGCCGGCAAGCTGATCCAAATTGGCATTTCAAAAGTCAATGTAGCAATATCAATAGTGGCATCGTCTCCGCCCATGGGCACTGATCGATTGGTATAGGCCACATCATTTAAGAACACAGCACTGAGACTTGACCAATCCACATAGTTGTCGGTACTTTGTATTTCTAATGCCGGATTGAACAACGGAACAATCTGTTCCAACAGTTGATGTTTTTGTTCGGTATTTGATGTCCAGATATCCAACTTCATGGTCAGTTTATATGGTGCCGGCATCAACCGATCCACGGTGTATATTCCATCCTGTGCACCAGTATAGCTCTGTGACGCCGGATCATATATCTGTTCGCGTACCCGTAAGGTGCCTTCAAAGCTGGGATTGAGCACACGGTCTCGATCGTAAGTAAATCCAGCAATATAAGCAGCCATTGCAGGAACAGCGTTGAGAGTGTTTTCTGAGTTGCCCTTGAGTATCATTGCGGCTTGACGACTCACATCGCCATAGTATACCGGCACAGTTTGTAAGGTTTTGGTACCAGTAGAATCCTGACCAAATTCTACCTGAAAATTTGAAACCATACGTATAAACTGTAGAACAAATCTACGTATCTGTGCATCATAGGCATATTGAACTACTGGCATTATTCGTTATCCGCTTTCGGTGTTAGTGCTTGGCTCAGGTATTGGCGTTCATTGTGTACGTTACCTTTGGCATCGGTGTAGGTGTTTGTATTATTTACGTAACCCTCACGAGCAGTTAAATTATCTGCAGCACCTGGAGTGATATTGGTGCGTACTGCGTCTTCAATTTTGCGCCAAAAACTGCCGTCAAATCTAAACAGACGATTTGGCAAGTAGTCCAAGCGTAAGAAATAATCTCCCGAAGCTGGGTTGGCAGGAAACGCAATTCCAGCTCCAGTAACCAAACTGTTTGGTGCTCGTCCGTCGCCGGTTAAGTAACCTTCTATCTTGGCAGTTGGCGAAGACACTCCCAAGTCAGCAGTGACATTGGTATTGTCTGCTGTGATATATGTGGTATCGGCTTTGCCATCGGCGGCAACAGGATCTCCGTAAGGCACAGTTCTATCATCATTGGTTGGCAAAGTGTAGAACTTGCTGGTATCATATCCACTGAGTGGTACATCAAATTCAGCCTGGGTCAAGATGCTTTCATTGAGATTCAAATATTTGTCGTAGGTACTTAGAATTTGTCCTACCGGTGTAGTGGTACCGGGTCCAGCAGCAATATGGTTGAGTATGTCTTTGTATTCTTGACTGTCAACCAACGGATTGAGTTTGACACGCCACAGATGCGGCCACCAGGTGGGTGAAAATCCTTCTGAAGCAAAACTGGCGTCTCCTACCACATAATATCTTTTCAGGGCCGATGGCAAACTGTCGTCCAGGGCATCGTAATCCTTCAAGTGTTGTAGTTCTAACACATCGCCGGCAACCAATTTGCGGCCAATCATGTCAACCATGTCACGCAAATGGAATACCATGAAGATGGTTCCTGTTTGCAAGAACAGACCAAATTGGCTTAGGTCAAAGTCTTGATCGGCACGTTGATAGATACCACGCATTTTGTAAACATTTTGATCGTACTTGCGATCACGATTTTCAGTCCAAAGCAGGTCTTGTATGTTTAATTCGCTTTGGTTGGTATAGGCAGGTTTGGTAGCGTCAACACTGAATCCAACACTGGTTCCACTTGGTACTGCGGCTGTGGTAGCCAAATTCAATACCACACTGGTACTGGTAGTTGCAGTAACAGCAGCACCTGTAGGGATGCCAACACCGTAAGCAAACATACCAATTTGTATTCCGGCAGTATTGCTAAAATTAAGAGTGATGTCGGGCCCAGATTGTGCAGCGCTGGTTGACAAAAACAGGCCCTGTGGATTGTTGCCCAGATATTTGTTTAATAGTACACCGGTTCCGCCGATGGTAAACATCTCCGAAATTCTTCTATCGAAAAACTTGTAATCGTTTGAGTGTTGGCCATCTTTCCAGAGACTTAAACGTGGCATAATGTATCCTTATTAGCATATTTATCCACAGTTGACTCCAAATTCTCAAAATGCTATAATATACTATGGATAACAATCAAGACCTAAAACGCCGGTTGGATCACATTTTTTTCCAAATTATACACATATCGCCCGGCATGCGGGAAGATATGCGACGTATGTGGCGCCCAGCACGTGAGCTATGGAACCGTTTGGATCAGGAATTGGTTGAATGTCGCCGGCTCAACAAGCATACAGTACGCTATCAGGATATTGAAACGGATCTAATTTCTCGTTTGGACACAATGGAGCAACACCTTACTTTTGCTACGTTATTGACACCCGGTGATAATTAATGTATAATAACACATCTTCAACAAGGAATACCAATGGTTAAGTTAAACGGTAAAACAGTAAAAGCCAGAGTCAGGGCAACTCGTAACCCACTTTTTGGCGACGAAAAGTACACAGGCGGTGAGCCAGTGTGGGATACCGAACGGGCTATGACAATGCCCCTGGAGGAATTTGACCATCACATGCGTAGTAGCCTGCACTACTACAACTATTATTTTACACAAAAGGATCTGAAGAAACATGTGGTAGAGTGGATGAAACAGTCTGCTACGTTTGACACAGACAAAATACGTGCATTTGAGCGAGCCGGTGATCGCACTATATCTATGACCACGTGTGGACTTGTTATGGCACATCGTCAAGGCATGCCGTTGCAAGAAAGACATTTGACTTTCATCAATGCCGATATTGTCAACAGCATCAACAGCAAGAGTGCAGAAGAACCGGTTGAAGTTCAAATAGAAGAAACTCCCAAGGCCTATGTGCCTACCATTCAAGACCGGCTTAACGAAAAAACCAGTGAAACCATTGGAGAACTTGAAGGACACTATGACGAGTTTGTTCGCAATTCCAAATATACATTTAAGCCCTATGACTATCTTGTGGCCAACAATGTGCCACAGAGCCAGCTGACCAAGTACGAGGCTGTGTATCAGTCTCGCTTTGATGAACTACGTGCGGCATTTGAAAAACAGGACGAGCAGTTGGTAGAAGGCTACAGTCAATATAAAACAGCAGACTTCAAACGTATCTTTGCTTTCATTGACCAGATATTAAATGACATCATACAGTACCGTGGATTGAAAAAAGCCACGAAGAAAATTCGTGCTCCAAAGAGTGTGAGCAAAGAAAAAGTGGTCAGCAAACTCAAATATGCTCGAGAAGACAAAGTTCTACGTTTGGTAAGTATTCCGCCAGCTGATATCATTGGCGCACAAGAACTATGGGTTTACAATGTCAAAACTCGCAAGCTGGGCAAGTATGTAGCCGACAGTTTGAAAGGTCCCTTAAACGTCAAAGGAACTGCGATTATCGGCTACGATGAGGCCAAAAGCACGTCAAAAACACTACGCAAGCCTGCCGAAAAACTCAAGGAGTTTGCCAAGGCTACCAAGATACAGTTACGCAAGTTTTTAGAAGATATCAAGGCCACCGAAACTCGACTGACTGGACGTATCAATCAAGATACCGTACTACTTCGTGTACAGTAATAAATACTGTACTAACGGAGTAATACATGTCCACACCTTTTACCGGCAACATAACAGCAGAATCTGGTTACGATCAGTACAATAATCTAACGGCTCGCAGTCTATTTGATGCCAACACTGGCTCGCAATCTGGAGCTCATATTGCGTTTGATGGTAACCCCAATGTTAGTTTTCCCGGTGTACAAGATCCCAATTGGACATACGGCAATACCACCGACAGTATACGTGCTGCCATTACCGACTACATTCGCATGCGTTTGGCCGACGGTATTGTGGACGTTGAACTGGACAAAGAACACTATGAGATGGGCATTACCCAGGCCCTGATCAAGTATCGTCAACGTGCTCAAAACTCCACTGAAGAAAGTTATGCAAGTTTGACTTTGTTGCCTGAAACACAAGAATACATATTGCCAAAAGAAGTCATGGCAGTACGCGGGGTTTTCCGTCGCGGCATTGGAAGTGTAACAGGAACAAGTGCCAGTCAGTTTGAACCATTTGCTTCGGGCTACTTGAATACCTATATGCTGGTAGCAGGACGTGTGGGAGGCCTGACCAACTACGAACTGTTTGTTGACTATCAAAAGTTGGCAATGAAAATGTTTGGTGGATTTATGAACTACACATTCAATCCGGCCACTAAAAAATTAACCTTGGTGCGTAAAATGCCATGGCAAGGCGCAAAGCCCGATATGGCACAACAGGAATCAGTATTGCTTTGGTTGTTTAATCAAAAACCAGATCAAATGATTTTTAACGACACCTATGCGTTTCCTTGGATACAGGACTATGCCTACAGTTTTTGCAAACGCATCCTGGGTGAAGCACGTGAAAAGTTTGGCCAAATTGCGGGTCCACAGGGCGGAACAACTTTGAACGGTTCTACACTCAAAGCAGAAGCACAGGCTGAAATGGAA